TTACGGGGTAATGCCAACCGCTGCCGCCACTTTGTCGCCACTTGGCAATGTTGCCAGAGGATTGAAACGGAGCGCCGTTTCCAGATGATCCGGTGCCAGATGTGCGTAACGCATAGTCATTTTTATATCGTGGTGTCCGAGAATTTTTTGTAAGGCCAGGATGTTTCCACCCGACATCATGAAGTGCGCCGCAAACGTATGGCGCAGAACGTGTGTCAGTTGACCGCGAGGGAGCACGATAGACGTTTTTTCCATCACGGATAAAAATTGAAAATAGCAGTCTGTGAAGAAATTGAACCCATCAAGCGCCATGATCTCTTCGTAAAGCTCTTTACTGATAGGGATGCTTCTGTTTTTCTTCCCCTTCGTTCTGACAAAGGTAATTCGGTATTTGGTCACCTGTGAACGAGTAAGATTTACGGCTTCTCGCCAGCGTGCGCCTGTGCTTAAGCATATCTTAACTACCAGTGCCAGAATTGGGTCCTGACGTTTGCAATCAGCCAGTAATTCAACAATCTGCTCATGGGTAAGCCATGCCATCTCTTTTTCTGCGATGGTGAATTTTCGCATGTTCTCCAGTGGGTTCGGATACGACCATTCGCCCAGACGGGATAGTTCGCTAAAAACACTACTTAGATAGCTTTGCTCCAGGTTAATGGTGACCGGGCTGGCTCCTTTCTTCCATTTCTCGCTGAAGTAGATCTCACCTGTCAGTCGTTTATCTCGATAATGGGCAAACATTTTAGATGTGAGATCGGTTGCAAGGGGATTGCCCAGAGCGTCAGCCATCAGCAGCAATTTGTCATAGACATGCTGCCCAGCAGTCAGAGATTTACCATGTAGTTTGAACCATAGTTCAACCACGTCTTTCAGTGTTCGACGATCCACTGATTCACCCAGCCAGGGCTTTGCTTCGGTTTCTTCCATCGTGTGACGCTCAAAAGCCAGAGCTTCGCCTTTGGTGGCGAATTGTTTACGCACACGACGTCCACTACGTCCGGCGGGGTAACATTCGCAAAGCCATTTTCCTGTGGTGAGTTTTCGTACTGCCATAAAAAATGCCCTCCAGTGGAGAGCATTTTTACTGTATGTATAACCAGTGTCAATGTATGAATTTGTATAGCCATACATATCACTGAAGTAAAAAAACTTTTAAAGCATCTTTCACAATATTTGTTGGTTCACCAATACCGCCACCACCTTTTAAAAAATGGTATTCACTCATTTCTGCCCATTGTCTTTTTATATTTTCCTCAGCAGGTAAAAGAGATGAGTTTTCAGATAAGTATTTGTAAACTATTCCAAATATAGCATATTCATAATTATCTACATTATATTCACTTGTTTGATATGAAAATTTAGATAAACCAAACAATTTCATGATTGATTGAGCATCAACTTTATCTTCAAGAAAGTTGAGAGCTAACTCTCGGTTAAAAGTGTAGATTATTATCGCTAGAGTCCTGTAATAACAATATCCATAAATATATTTGTTGCTAATTTTGTCGCCTGATAGTAGTTGGTATATTTCAACATATCTAGCAAGTGTTTCAACCTCACGTAATGATAATTTTCTACTTTCAATGAACTGTAAGAAAATATCTTCGCTGGCTTCTACTGCAGCGGTCAGCCTTTCAGATTGCTCACATAGCATCATCCAATGATTTTTGGAAGTTAAAGTATCATTATAATTATCTTCCTTAAAGGTAACAGGAAGGCTGTATGTAAATTTTATAAATTTGTCAAGATAACGGTTGGAGTCTACAGAAGAGCCATAGATATGATTTATGGATGCTTTTAGTTGAGTTGTGTTTGCAATTAATAAAAAGTTAATGTTTTTTATATCAAAAACATGTTTTATATTTTCAATAATAGAAATGGCAAAACTAGGCTTACATCTGTCTAACTCATCTATAATTATTGTTAGTTTACTTTCTCCAGCTAATTTGGTTAGTACTTCTTTTAGAGCAAGAACGTTCTTTTGTGCCTCGATATGATCTTCTAACAGAGCCTCGATGGTTCCATCGATAGCTGAATTTGCAGCGTCTTTGATAACCTCTTCAAATTCCTTATTAATTTCATCCGCATTTTGTTTTAATACCCAACCAGCACCAGCTTTGAGTACAGTCTTAAGTCCGAATCTGAGGGCTGGCAATGCCTTAGATATTAATTCCTTTTTTTCATCGCTATTATATAGAGCTGCAATTGCGGCCATTATTGTAAGTATGGGAGCATCGTTGTGATCTTCAGTAAAAGCATCTATATAAATTACTTTATGATTGGTCGAGTTTATTTCAATTAAGGATGCTAACTTTTTTGAAAACTCTGTTTTTCCAGTCCCCCAGTCCCCATCTATGACCATAGGTGAAACAGGAATATTAGACTCTAGCAAACTTATTATTTTTTCTGCAATGGCTTTTCTTTTATATTCATCACGTATATCGAAAGTTATATCTGTGCTCATTCATATTTCCTTATTATTTGATGCATGTTTTTTTGGATTTACTGATGGTTCCATCATTGCAAACAAATTTTCCATCAGAGGTACAGTGAGAGACACCTCCCTTTTTCCCAGAACAAGGATAATTTTTAGCATAGGTAGTTAGTGGGTTTAATAGCAAAGAGCATGATAAAACCACAAAAAAAAACTTACCAAGCATAGTTTCCTCCAGGTATTATCTAACATACTTAACTGTTAAGCTTATAATTTTTCCAATTATTTCAACATCTTCTATCTTGCACTCGAAGGCTCTGTTTCCACCTTCAACGAAAATTCTTCCACCGGGTAAACGAGTGATGTCGCGGATTGTTATTTCGCCATCAATACTTATTACCCATTTACCATCACGTATATCATCAAATTCTTTATCACAAATAAATTCAGAATTGTTATCTGTGATGACAAAAGGTTTTTTAAACGTAGAGGGTAGAAATCCCTTATCAAAAATATAAAAACCGTCTTCCTGCAATGCTCCATCAGACAATAAATATTTTACTACTTCTATAGTATTTGTATTTGCTGATGCTTGCTTTGAACCATGCCCTGTTGTTAGCCAATTAAGCGAGGTACCCGTTTCAAGGGCGCACTGGATTACCCAATCTGCCGGAAAAATATCACGCATATAACGCGTTGCCATGGTGCTCTTAGAAACACCTAAATGATCACAGAGAGCCTGACGGGTACCGAACCCGTATGCTTCAACCAAACGTTCTATGGTTTTCTTACCGCCGCTATTGAAATCCACAAATCCTCCAAAGAAATCCAAAATTCGTTGACAGATTCCAAAAGCGATCTTAAAGTTGAACCAGAAGTCTTCTTTTGGAGTCTTCACTACTAATCACGACAAACAACGGCTCGCCACAAGCCATATCTAGAAGGAATGTTGCCTTATGACACCTAACATTTCAATTACTCTGAATACACCACATGTCACAATCGAACGTTATAGCGAACTGACTGGCCTTTCTATTGATACGATTAACGATATGTTGGCTGATGGCCGACTACCTCGTCATCGTCTTCGTAAAGACAAAAAACGTGAAAAGGTAATGATTAACCTGGCTGCTCTGACTGTTGATGCTTTGTCTGCTTAATAGACGTCTATTTTCGCAATAAGACGCTGAGTTCGATTTTGCGATAAGTTCGGAATTGAAAACCATGTTTGATTACCAAGTTTCCAAACATCCACATTTTGATGAAGCCTGTCGTGCATTCGCACTGCGCCACAACCTGGTGCAGCTGGCAGGACGTGCAGGAATGAATGTGCAGATTCTGCGAAACAAGTTGAACCCTGCTCAACCTCATTTATTAACCGCACCAGAAATCTGGCTGCTTACCGATCTGACTGAAGATTCAACGCTGGTAGATGGTTTTCTGGCTCAGATTCACTGCCTGCCATGCGTACCGATTAATGAGGTAGCAAAAGAGAAACTGCCGCATTACGTCATGAGTGCAACCGCAGAGATTGGGCGTGTTGCTGCTGGTGCGGTATCTGGTGATGTGAAAACCAGCACAGGTCGTCGTGATGCGATCAGCAGCATTAACTCTGTAACACGACTGATGGCGTTGGCTGCTGTTTCATTGCAGGCCCGTTTACAGGCTAATCCTGCGATGGCGAGTGCAGTTGATACCGTGACTGGCCTCGGTGCTTCATTCGGTTTGCTGTGAGGTGCTTATGCTTACGAAAGAACCATCATTTGCATCGCTGCTGGTAAAACAAAGCCCGGCAATGCACTACGGTCACGGCTGGATCATGGGTGAGGATGGTAAACGCTGGCATCCATGTTATTCACAAGATGAATTGCTGTCTGAAGTGACCACGAGGAAACGGAGAAAGTCCAAATGTATGCGGCAGAAAGTGAAGTGGTTTATCAGTTTCGTTACAGAGGGGATAGTTATTCAGTACCTGAAGATGATTTGCTCTGTTGTTATCCGTCGTTGTCGGGCGATGGCAGTTACTTTTTCACGTTAAAGGATGGGACGTTTTTACGGGGAGAGCAGGTTAAAGAGACGGTACGAAAAAATGTATCTCCCCTTGAGCGTTACCGTAAGAACAAAGAACGATAGTTGCGTTTTGGGGATATGAATTATGGCAATTAATGGCGCTGCGGCGACTGTTCCATTAAGCCCCGGCGAACGCCTGAATGGACTTAATCACATAGCGGAATTAAGGGCGAAAGTTTTTGGCCTGAATATTGAGTCAGAGCTTGAGCGGTTTATTAAAGATATGCGTGACCCACGGGATATCAATAATGAACAAAATAAACGGGCACTGGCTGCTATATTCTTTATGGCAAAAATTCCAGCTGAACGTCATAGCATCAGCATTAATGAGCTGACTACTGACGAAAAGCGGGAGCTGATTAAAGCAATGAATCATTTTCGTGCAGTGGTGAGCTTATTTCCCAGACGGCTAACCATGCCGAATTAACCAACTAATGAAATTAATGGCGTAAACCCGCCGGGCATCCCTTTATCTAAATTCAGGAGAATTGATTATGCGTAATATTGAAACCCTCACGACTAAAACCGGACCGGATGACGCAGGGCTTAATATTTTACTGACAGAGGCTCGTCTGGAAGAACGCCGGGCAAGGGCTGAAGCAATGGCAGCTCGCCTTGATAGCCTGGCGTGTCATATCACATCCCGCCAGCTAAACCACGTCGAAGCGGCAGAACTGCTGCGTGTGACTGCTGAAGCAATCCAGAACGAAGCGCAGGAGATCCACTAATGGCTGATGCAATGGATCTCGTACAGCAGCGCGTTGAAGAAGAACGCCAGCGCCATATCTGTGCTGCCCGTGCTAAAACACCGGGCGTGTCCCGCGTGCTTTGCATTGAGTGTGAAGCGCCAATTCCGCCAGCACGCCGCCGCGCCATTCCGGGTGTGCAGCTTTGCATTACCTGTCAGGAAATCGCAGAGCTGAAAGGTAAACATTACAACGGAGGTGCTGTATGAGCACCATCCTGAAATGGGCGGGAAATAAAACCGCCATTATGTCCGAACTGAAAAAACATCTTCCTGCTGGCCCGCGACTGGTTGAACCTTTCGCGGGTTCCTGTGCAGTGATGATGGAGACGGATTATCCCAGCTATCTGGTTGCGGATATTAATCCTGATTTAATCAACCTCTATAAAAAGGTTGCTGCTGATTGTGAGGCGTTTATATCTAGCGCCAGAATTTTGTTTGAGGAAGCAAACAGGGAGGTGGCTTATTACAACATAAGGCAGGAGTTTAATTACTCCACTGAAATTACTGATTTCATGAAAGCGGTATATTTCCTGTATCTCAATCGTCACGGTTACCGTGGTTTATGTCGCTATAACAAGAGCGGGCATTTCAACATTCCCTACGGTAATTATAAAAATCCGTATTTCCCTGAAAAAGAAATTCGCGCATTTGCAGAAAAAGCTCAGCGGGCAACGTTTATCTGCGCCAGCTTTGATGAAACGCTGGCGATGTTGAAGGCGGGGGATGTGGTGTATTGCGATCCGCCGTATGACGGCACGTTTTCCGGTTATCACACTGACGGCTTCACTGAAGATGACCAGTATCACCTGGCATCCGTTCTTGAACATCGGTCATCAGAAGGACATCCGGTCATTGTTTCTAACAGTGACACATCCCTGATCCGTTCGCTGTATCGCAATTTTACTCACCACTACATCAAGGCAAAACGCAGCATCGGCGTAGCAGCTGGTGAGAGTAAATTTGCAGCAGAAATCATCGCTGTTTCTGGGGTGCGCTGCTGGGTGGGATTTGATCCTTCGCGTGGCGTGGATAGTTCTGCCGTGTACGGAGTGCGTGCATGAGCCATGCTGATATGAACAACTGCAGCGGCTTTAACGAGGCCGCCGCAGCATTCTCATGGAACAGCCCGAAAAAGGCTATTAACCCTTATCTGGACCCGGCGGAAGTTGCGCCGGTTTCTGCGCTTTCAAACCTGATCACTCTGTACGCTGCCGATAACGAGCAGGAACAACTGCGCCTCGAGGTACTGAGTGATCAGGTCTGGGAGCGTTATTTCTTTAATGAATCCCGTGATCCTGTCCAACGCGAAATGGAGCAGGATAAGCTCATTAGCCGGGCAAAGCTGGCGCATGAGCAGCAGCGTTTTAATCCGGACATGGTCATACTGGCGGACGTTAACGCCCAGCCTTCCCATATCAGCAAGCCGCTGATGCAACGTATTGAATACTTCAGCAGCCTGGGCAGGCCAAAGGCTTATTCCCGCTATTTGCGTGAGACGATTAAGCCATGTCTGGAACGACTGGAGCATGTACGCGAGAGTCAGCTATCCACTTCTTTTCGCTTTATGGCAAGCCATGAAGGGCTGGACGGCCTGCTGAACTTGCCTGAAATGAGTCAGGATCAGGTGAAACGCCTGTCTACTCTTGTCGCTGCGCATATGAGCATGTGTCTTGATGCCGCTTGTGGTGATTTGTACGCCACCGATGATGTTAAGCCAGAAGAAATCCGCAAGACATGGGAAAAGGTGGCTGCGGAAACCCTGCGACTGGATGTCATACCGCCTGCGTTTGAGCAACTCCGCCGGAAAAGAAACCGCCGTAAACCCGTGCCCTATGAACTCATTCCGGGTTCGCTGGCGCGTATGTTGTGCGCCGACTGGTGGTACCGGAAATTATGGAAGATGCGTTGCGAATGGCGGGAAGAGCAGTTGCGTGCTGTTTGCCTGGTCAGCAAAAAAGCATCTCCCTATGTCAGCTATGAAGCCGTGATGCATAAACGTGAGCAGCGCCGTAAGTCGCTGGAGTTTTTCCGTTCTCATGAACTGGTGAACGAAGACGGCGACACGCTGGACATGGAGGATGTGGTAAACGCCAGCAGCAGCAACCCTGCGCATCGCCGCAATGAGATGATGGCCTGTGTTAAAGGTCTGGAGCTTATCGCGGAAATGCGCGGTGACTGCGCCGTTTTCTACACCATCACCTGTCCGTCACGTTTCCATTCCACGCTAAATAACGGCAGGCCCAACCCGACCTGGACAAATACGACGGTAAGACAAAGCAGTGATTATCTGGTCGGCATGTTTGCTGCATTTCGTAAGGCGATGCACAAAGCCGGATTGCGCTGGTATGGCGTGCGGGTGGCTGAGCCGCATCATGACGGTACAGTTCACTGGCACCTGTTGTGTTTTATGCGCAAAAAAGATCGCCGCACCATTACTGCTTTGTTGCGTAAGTTTGCCATTCGTGAAGACCGCGAGGAGCTGGGTAATAACACGGGACCACGCTTTAAGTCTGAGCTGATAAACCCGCGCAAAGGTACGCCAACAAGCTACATCGCGAAATACATCAGTAAGAACATTGACGGGCGTGGTCTGGCTGGCGAGATCAGCAAGGAAACGGGTAAATCCCTGCGTGATAACGCTGAATACGTTAATGCCTGGGCGTCTCTGCATCGTGTTCAGCAATTCCGCTTCTTTGGCATTCCGGGGCGTCAGGCTTACCGTGAACTTCGCTTGCTGGCTGGTCAGGCGGCAAGGCAACCGGGTGACAAAAAAGCAGGTGCGCCGGTACTGGATGACCCGCGTCTTGATGCCATCCTGGCTGCTGCTGATGCTGGTTGTTTTGCCACCTACATCATGAAGCAGGGCGGCGTACTGGTTCCCCGCAAATATCACCTTATCAGAACCGCTTATGAAATTAACGAAGAGCCGACCGCCTATGGCGATCACGGTATTCGTATTTATGGCATCTGGTCACCCATTTCAGAGGGCAAGATCTGCACTCATGCAGTGAAGTGGAAAATGGTTCGTAAGGCCGTTGACGTTCAGGAGGCGGTAGCCGACCAGGGCGCTTGCGCCCCTTGGACTCGTGGCAATAACTGTCCCCTTGCTGAAAATTTGTACCAACAAGGGAAAGACAAATCAGCTGATGGGGATACCAGAACGGATATCACCCGTATGGATGACAAGGAGTTGCACGATTACCTGCACAGTATGAACAAAAAAGAACGCCGGGAACTGGCTGCAAGGTTACGCCTGGTGAAACCGAAACGGCGTAGAGACTACAAACAGCGAATTACAGACCATCAACGACAGCAGCTCGTCTATGAACTGAAGTCCAGAGGATTTGATGGCAGCGAGAAAGAGGTCGATTTACTCCTTCGCGGCGGCAGTATTCCGTCAGGAGCAGGCCTGCGTATCTTCTATCGGAACCAGCGTTTGCAGGAAGATGATAAGTGGCGGGATCTGTATTAATTACGCGGGTTAACAATTCGTGCTCTTAATAATACCAGGCATATCAGGCTGATGAACGTAAAAAAACGTTTTACATCAGTAAGATTATTATATACTGTAAATATAAACAGTGGTTATGTGTACAGTATTGCTTGTGGTATCATAGGAGGAAAAATGCAGGACTATTTTTTGGAGTCTTTGAAGCTCCAGCGCATTGATTTTTTTCTTAAGCTTGTAGCGGCTAGTGAGTGTAGTGATGAAGAGAAGGGGCTGGCTCTGCAGTGGGTTTCTGAATTGACTGATGAACTCATGGCAAAAATCAGAAGCCACGAATACAACCGCTCAATGGATGTCATCAGCTGAGGTGACTTTTATGCGCATTGAAATAATGATCGATAAAGAGCAGAAAATTAGCCAGTCTACCCTGGACGCCCTTGAATCCGAGCTTTACCGCAATCTGCGCCCCCTGTATCCCAAAACGGTAATTCGTATCCGCAAAGGTAGCTCTAACGGTGTGGAACTGACCGGACTGCAACTGGACGAAGAAAGAAAACAAGTGATGAAAATTATGCAGAAGGTGTGGGAGGACGATAGCTGGCTGCATTAAGAAACATTGTAGGCGTCAGAACTTGATTCTGACGCCTACGAGGTTGAACAACGAGTAAGGCGAGGCGTTAGGTGAAGTAACTCCTTATAAGCCATCTATGATTGAAGGGTGACTTTTTTTAACGTATCAAAAACGATTTTCGTAAACTCATTCTCATTTCTAACATCAATATAAGCAAGGCCGCTATTGGTGATCTTGAGCTTACCGGAATATTCTAATGAATTAACAGAGCAAACAAGCCTGTCAATTCTTATTTTTTTACCCTCTAATTCTTCTTTATAATACTTCCTAAGATCATTGCTGCCAATTATTTGCATTTTAGCTGTGGCGTAATCAGAAACTCTAACCCTTGAAATATCAAGTTGTGTTAAATTGATATTTACACTTGAAGATATTTCATTAAGCCAGTCTATAGGGTTTATGTCAATTTCTTCCAAACTAACACCTAAGCCAAGATTTTTTACCAAAGCCTGCGAAAAAGGCTTTAAAGTTCTGGGTGGGTTAGTAATCTGCATTACAGGAAGAGAGTCTAAAGCCACGCTAAAATTTGTGGTGCGATATTCGATTCTTTCAACGGTAGTTTCGCTTCCGTCAAAGCTTAATATTTTATCATGATAAACAATACGCTCGACAAAGCGACCATTTGCAAAATCATGGCGTATTTTATCAAAAATGAACCCTTTCCCTTTATCCTCTGTAAAAGAATCAAGAGAAAGACGTCTAACGGCTGTTTCAAACTCAAGCCGTATGTTTAACTTAAGCCATTTAACCTTTTTCATCTTCGTTCACCTCTGATCCTATTATTATATTATAGGCATTTTCAGCGGCGGACTCAATTAATTCACTAATATGTTTTTTCTCTTGTGCTGTTGCCGCGCGAATGGTTACATTGAAACCGTCTTCTTTTTGATTGTTTATACCTTTAATTTGATAGGCAAAGTCACAGCATTTTTCTGAGTCTTTGAAAAATGCTTCGACGTTGATTCTGTCTCCAATTCCACTTGTCGGCTTTGAAGACCATGCAATACGCCCGATATAATAACCTTTCTCATGTAGTTGAGAAAATATAGCTGAACTATTTACCCCTTCACCATTAAGGACAGCTTTCTTAACAAATCCGGTATCAATAGTTTCTTCCTTGTCTTCATCCTCACTAGCATCAGTACTGCGATTTAATTCGACTTTTGTTACGTCATCAGTCTCATAACCGCGTAGACCATTCATTAATTCCTGAAAAAACTGACTTCGCAATGTAGGATCAGTTATTGCTAGTAATGATATTTCGAAGCGCTCGATAGGTTCGGACTTGATTTTAGATAGCTCGTTTTGCAAGCTCTCAATAACTTTTTTTGCCTCGGGGTTTTGAGGCATACGTACTTCAACTTTGTCAGCTCCAGGGCGAAGTTCTATTATAACATTCCGCTTGTCGATCTGACGTAATGCAGTTTTAGACAGGTCTATTTCTTCATATTTGTATTCTACTGTAAGCGAGCCATCTTTTTTAGCTACAATATTCAGGCTTTGACCTTTACTAGGGGAGCATGTTTTTTTTAGTGCTTCAGCAGCACTTTTTAATTCGGCCTGATTTGTTGAGGTTTGGAAGCTCACACTAGTAGTGCTTTCCCTTGGGTCATATGTTTTGACCAGTTTTTTTATGTGTTCTAATTCATTAAATCCGTGAGGAAGTTTGGATATTTCCTCGATTAGTATTTCCTTGTCGAGTTCTGGTGATAAAAACACACCTCGATTCAACAATAATTCATGCAACTTTGCAGCGGTTATCCTTTTATGATGTAATGCATCATAAATATTTTTATCAGTTGCGAAATATAGTTTTTTAGCCATTATCGTTGCTCCATGCCGATTTGTTCAAGATTATATTCAACAACAATTTTGTCTGTCTTGTCGAAGTCAATTTTAAGAAAAAGTCTTTCATCCTCGCCTAAGAGCCAGTCTGTGCTGTATTTCTTTTTCGCTCTTTCAAAATGATGAATGGCATTTTCATTTGGGTGAATGTGACAATGGCGTAATACGATTGGTTTACCTTCGGTTAATATCTGATAAGTTGATAACATATCAAAGAAGTAAACGAATTCGTCTACTGAATCCCCCGGTTGATTGTAATAAACAACATATCCCTCAGGGTTTTTATCCCTGAGCCAACTGAAAGCCTCATGCTTTATTATAATGTATGGTGATGTTAATAATTCAATTGTTGCAGGTGTTGTCTGATTAATAGGGTGCTTTATTCTTGTTAGGGAAAGATCTGGATAATAATATGTGAACTTATCAGGTTGAGGAAGTTTGCCTGAACCAATTAACTTAGTTATGTCAGAAGATATGTTTATCAAATCTGATATTTTATAAGGGTCAAGCAAATGTAGTTTGATGTTTGGAGGGCAATTTATAGATGAGTGATCTAATTTTTTTGTAATATTCTCATAGAAGTCTTTATCATATAAATTATCATGGTTATATAAGAATAATAACCCTCTTACGTTATAACCTAAAGAATCATCATGAACATATTTCAATCGCCATTCTTCACTGACATTTGCACATTCGGTAGCTAAAGCAAGCGATGTTAAAGCTCCCTCGACTATTTTTTTCCCAATAGTACCTTCTGCATAGCTTTTGAGGTCTGTGTTGAGATAGACCATTTCCTCCTCATATGGATCTATGTAGAAAAATACAACATCGCTTGGATGTGTTTTCTTGGAATGAGCCTCTTGGCAACAATCCCAATTCATGTCCGCTCTAGCGGCACGATCCCATTTGAACACTGAGAAAATATCATCAGAAATCTTACCCGCGACTCGTTGTATAGCCGAAGTCTCTCCACCCATTTCAATCTCGCTCCTTTACAATTGCTGTGGCAATCTGCCTGAAAATCCATCTGACTTGATGAGTAATCTAACCATATGGTTCGTATGCGTTTGTTGCATGACTATAGCGCATGAAAATGAATGATCGCAAAAGGATCGTTTTTGCTCAGTCCCGCCAGTTCTGGCGGGCTTTTACTTATGTCATGCAGGTGCATGAAAACCACTACACAAAGCGGGCAGGCGTGGCGGGGATACGAGCGCGCGCCATGGGGTATGGAGATTGGATCTATTCATAACTTGATGTATAAAGTAGAAAAAAGCGGGGAGATTATGAATAAAAAATTTACCGATGAGCAGCAACAACAGCTTATAGGACATCTCACAAAGAAAGGCTTCTATCGAGGAGCTAATATTAAAATAACCATTTTTCTATGTGGTGGTGACGTTGCTAATCATCAATCTTGGCGTCATCAATTATCACAATTTTTAGCAAAGTTCAGTGATGTTGATATATTTTATCCAGAAGATCTATTTGATGATCTTTTGGCTGGTCAAGGGCAGCATAGCCTTTTAAGTTTAGAAAATATTCTGGCTGAAGCTGTCGATGTAATAATTTTATTTCCTGAAAGTCCGGGGTCTTTCACAGAGCTTGGTGCGTTCTCTAATAATGAAAACTTAAGGAGAAAGTTGATTTGCATTCAAGATGCAAAATTTAAATCAAAACGTAGCTTTATTAACTATGGTCCTGTTCGCCTGTTGCGTAAGTTTAATTCAAAATCTGTTTTGCGTTGTAGTTCAAATGAACTAAAAGAAATGTGTGATTCATCTATTGATGTTGCCAGAAAATTACGATTATATAAAAAATTAATGGCATCTATTAAGCAGGTTAGGAAAGAAAATAAAGTATCAAAAGATATTGGAAATATATTATACGCAGAGCGGTTTCTATTGCCTTGTATCTATTTACTGGATAGTGTCAACTACCGCACACTGTGTGAACTAGCTTTTAAAGCGATAAAGCAAGATGATGTTTTATCTAAAATTATTGTTAGATCCGTTGTTTCTCGTCTAATAAATGAACGAAAAATACTTCAAATGACTGATGGTTATCAGGTCACTGCTTTGGGGGCTAGCTATGTTAGGAGCGTCTTTGATAGAAAGACACTTGACCGATTGCGGCTTGAGATTATGAATTTTGAAAACCGTAGAAAATCAACATTTAACTATGATAAGATTCCGTATGCGCACCCTTAGCGAGAGGTTTATCATTAAGGTCAACCTCTGGATGTTGTTTCGGCATCCTGCATTGAATCTGAGTTACTGTCTGTTTTCCTTGTTGGAACGGAGAGCATCGCCTGATGCTCTCCGAGCCAACCAGGAAACCCGTTTTTTCTGACGTAAGGGTGCGCAACTTTCATGAAATCCGCTGAATATTTGAACACTTTTAGATTGAGAAATCTCGGCCTACCTGTCATGAACAATTTGCATGACATGTCTAAGGCGACTCGCATATCTGTTGAAACACTTCGGTTGTTAATCTATACAGCTGATTTTCGCTATAGGATCTACACTGTAGAAAAGAAAGGCCCAGAGAAGAGAATGAGAACCATTTACCAACCTTCTCGAGAACTTAAAGCCTTACAAGGATGGGTTCTACGTAACATTTTAGATAAACTGTCGTCATCTCCTTTTTCTATTGGATTTGAAAAGCACCAATCTATTTTGAATAATGCTACCCCGCATATTGGGGCAAACTTTATACTGAATATTGATTTGGAGGATTTTTTCCCAAGTTTAACTGCTAACAAAGTTTTTGGAGTGTTCCATTCTCTTGGTTATAATCGACTAATATCTTCAGTTTTGACAAAAATATGTTGTTATAAAAATCTGCTACCACAAGGTGCTCCATCATCACCTAAATTAGCTAATCTAATATGTTCAAAACTTGATTATCGTATTCAGGGCTATGCAGGTAGTCGGGGCTTGATATATACGAGATATGCCGATGATCTCACCTTATCTGCACAGTCTATGAAAAAGGTTGTTAAAGCACGTGATTTTTTATTTTCTATAATCCCAAGTGAAGGATTGGTTATTAACTCAAAAAAAACTTGTATTAGTGGGCCTCGTAGTCAGAGGAAAGTTACAGGTTTAGTTATTTCACAAGAGAAAGTTGGGATAGGTAGAGAAAAATATAAAGAAATTAGAGCAAAGATACATCATATATTTTGCGGTAAATCTTCTGAGATAGAACACGTTAGGGGATGGTTGTCATTTATTTTAAGTGTGGATTCAAAAAGCCATAGAAGATTAATAGCTTATATTAGCAAATTAGAAAAAAAATATGGAAAGAACCCTTTAAATAAAGCGAAGACCTAATGGTCTTCGTTTTAAAACTAAAGCTCATAGGTTGAAAAATTGAGCACTTCTTCGTCCAACCAGTTATTTAGTTCCTGCAATCGTTTCTGCAGGGGCATCAATTCGTTTCTTACGAATACCTTACTAGCCTTCTCCACATCCCCAAACCCCCCGACATTGCTAGGCATAATCCCCATCATTTGCGGCGGTACGCGGTGCGCCGCCATCATGTCGTCCCGGCTCACGTTCTTGATATTCAGAAACTCATCCTTCGCCGCGACTTCTGACAGAGGAATGATCTGAAGCCCATCCTTTTTGCCGTTAGGCGAGTACATAAACAGGTTGCGGAAGTTACCCGGTCCTTTGGCGCTTTTCATTGCGTTGCGGAGGTTGTTCACATCCTCCTGGTTTTGCGCGGCATCGGTCATGTACATGATGAAGCCTGCATGACTGCCGTTAATGTAATACTTGCGGCGGAACAGCGTGGCGGACTCGTTGAGCAGGGCTGACGGAATGGCAGAAAGATAACCGGGCAGGCCGTAGATCTCCTGGTTGATATCCGGTTCCATCAGGTGAAAAATGCTGCCTTTCGTGAACTGATACGGCTGGGTTGTCATACCGTATTGCACAAACCAGTAGGTATCCAGGTCTAACCCGCGTCGGGTGTATTTTGCCAGAGCAGGCTCAAGGGCGATAACTTCACCGAAGCGGTTCGTGCGTTTCTCCAGGTAGGCGTTACCAAATACCAGATAGTCCTGCACAAAACGTGAAAAAGCCTGCTGGCTGAGCAGCGGGTGAGGGATGTAGGTGCTGGTCAGAATGTTGCACTTTACTGCAATCGGTGAGCTGTGATGCACGGCGGCGCGAAAGGTGCGCGCCAGCCCGTCGAAACTCACTGGCGGCTCATACCAACGATCTGTCTGTACGCATTCCACATAGTCCAGCAGTTCGCGGCGGTCCAGAACAGGAACGGGATCACCGAAGCTGAATGCTTCGACTGAAGTTTGGTTTTTATGCTGGATCTGATTCGTCGCCGCAGCGCGGTTTTTCTTACTCTTTCCCATCAAAAAATCTCCACAATATTGCTGGTATTGGCGGACTCGCCCTGCAGCGGTTCGTTAAACAGTGCGTGCATGGTTGCCCACGCCAGATCGGCGTGGCTGGCTTCTTCGCTGCGGCTGGCTTCATAGGTCGGGCGGTTGCCGCTGGCGGTGGTGGCGCGACGGATTGCCATAAATGACTGCGCAATGTCGGTGTGTCCGGCGTCAAACTCAAGACGGCGGTGGCTGATAATGTCGTAAGCCTTGAGTACCAGGGCGTTTTTAACGTTGGGGTTGTAGACAAACTCCCGGACGGCAGGAAAAAACGCTTTCACGTTCTCGTAAACCCCGTGACCAACGCCGGTTGAGTCGATGCCGATATAGGTCACGTTGTACTGTTCGGTCAGTTTTTTGATGGCGTCAGCCTGGGCGCGAAAGTCCATCCCGCGCCACTGGTGACGCTCAAGAATGCGAAACTTACCGCCCGGCACGGCTGGCGGTGCCAGCACCACGCATCCGGCACTGTCGCCGTTCTGCGTACCTTTTGCCGGGTCATAACCGATCCACACTTCGCGCCAGCCAAATGGGCGCAGCGCCAGTGCATGAAAGTCGGTCCAGACTTCCCAGCTGTCCACCATGCACGCCTGCAGCTCGCTGAGCGGGAACACGGACGCGAGATCGTCCACAAACTCGCACATCAGCAGGTTCTGGTATTCGTCCGGGCTGTACTCCATGCGCAACTGGTCAAGGTCGAACAGGTTACAGCCGCCGCGCACTGCATCTTCCACGGTGACTATCTGGCGGTATTGCCCGTCTGCGCACAGCAGGCCGGGGGCCAGATTGCTGTGGGACAGGTCGATGTCCACCTTGTCGGCTTTGTTGCGCCCACGGTTGAACAGCGCACCGGACCAGAACGGATAAGCACTGTGTGTCAGGCTGGATGGCGTAGAAAAATAGGTTTGTCGCCATTTTTTGTGAATAGCCATACCGGAAGCCACTTTGCGCAGCTCCTGGAATTTCGGTATCCAGAAATATTCATCCAGATACAGGTTGCCGTGGTAACTCTGAGCCGTGCGGGCATTGGTGCCGAGGAAGTAAAGTGTGGCCCCGTTAGGAAGCACCATCGGATCGCCTTTCAGCTCCACCTCGACTTCTTTGGCGAAGTCGATGATGTACTGCTTAAAGACGTGAGCCTGTGCCTTACTGGCAGAAAGGAAAATCTGGTTACGTCCGGTAAGCAGGGCGTCAATCAGGGCTTCACGGGCAAAGTAAAAGGTCGCGCCGATCTGGCGTGACTTCAGCAGATTACGGATGCGGTTGGTTTTTCCTGCTTCCCACCAGTGGCGCTGGTAGTTGAACATGGAGGAATGGAAGATTTCTTCCAGCTTCTCAATCTGTTCATCGGTGAAAACATTCTTTTCCGGCTGACGGCGCGGCCCTTTGTTGCGGTTGGCGACGTTAGGGTTTAAGTCGGCTTCGTTGCCGCCATTGTTAAACTTGCCGATCCGCGCGTGGCGCTCCGACTGGCGCGCCAGCAGGTCAATTTCTTTGAAATCTTTCCCTTCTTTGTGCTCCTTCATAATGAGCTGGCAGTAGCGGGCGGCGGTGGTGAGCTGCATCTGATCCAGCGGCCCATAGTCACCCCACTTGTCGCGTTTTTTCCAGCTGTGAACGGTTGCAACTTTCTCGCCCAGCATTTCAGCAATGCGGGCTACGCGGTATCCCTGAAAGTACAGCAGCATGGCCTGCCGACGGGGATCGAGATCTGCGGGTGTCAGTGTGGTGTTCATGGCACAAACCTACAGCCTTGAATGAAGGCTTTCCCCGCCTGCGGTTTGTGTGGTTGTCGGTACAAATACCGCGCATTGTTTCACTGCCCCCATCACCGCAACCATAAGGCTCCAGTAAGTTATTTCTAACGGAGCACGGCTCATGACAGTGAAAGCAAAGCGTTTTCGCATCGGGGTGGAAGGTGCCACCACCGACGGACGCGAAATCCAGCGTGAATGGCTGGAACAGATGGCAGCCAGCTACAACCCGGCGGTGTATACCGCGCTGATTAACCTTGAGCACATCAAGTCTTATCTGCCGGACAGCACCTTTAACCGCTACGGCAAGGTGACGGCGCTGTTTGCTGAAGAAATCACGGAAGGTCCGCTGGCAGGCAAGATGGCGCTGTATGCCGACGTTGAGCCAACGGAGTCCCTGGTGGAACTGGTGAAAAAAGGCCAGAAATTATTCACCTCTATGGAAGTCAGCCCGAAGTTCGCTGATACGGGCAAAGCCTATCTGGTCGGCCTGGCTGCCACTGATGACCCTGCCAGTCTGGGTACGGAAATGCTGACATTCAGCGCCAGTGCAGCCCATAACCCGCTGGCAAACCGCAAGCAGAATCCTGCCAATCTCTTTACCGCTGCAGAGGAAACGGTGATCGAACTGGAAGAAATCCAGGACGACAAACCGTCCCTGTTTGCCCGCGTCACGGCGCTGTTTACCAAAAAAGAGCAGTCCGATGACGCCCGGTTCTCTGATGTGCATAAGGCCGTGGAGCTGGTCGCCACTGAGCAGCAGAACCTGAGCGCACGCACCGAAAAATCCCTGTCTGAGCAGGAAGAACGCCTGTCTGAGCTGGAGACTGCCCTGCAGGCACAGCAAACCGCCTTTAACGAACTGGTGGACAAGCTGAGTCATGAAGACAGTCGCCAGGACTACCGCCAGCGTGCAACAGGCGGTAACGCCCCCGCTGACACTCTGACCAATTGCTGATGGAGCACAAAACCCGATGAAGAAGAATACCCGCTTTGCTTTTAACGCTTACCTGCAGCAGCTGGCGCGTCTGAACGGTGTGGCAGTTGAAGAACTGTCCAGCAAGTTCACCGTGGAGCCGTCTGTGCAGCAGACGCTGGAAGACCAGATCCAGCAGTCCGCCGCTTTCCTGACGCTGATTAACGTCACGCCAGTGACTGAGCAGTCCGGTCAGCTGCTGGGGCTGGGAGTTGGCAGCACCATTGCCGGAACCACTGACACCACCGCGAAAGAGCGTGAACCTGTCGATCCGACGCTGATGGTCGATGTGGAATATAAATGCGAGCAGACCAACTTTGACACGGTGCTGACCTACGCGAAGCTGGACCTGTGACGCAGCCGCGTTTAAAGCAGGTTGCGCTGTCGGCAATTTCGGAGGTCAACGCAGAGCTGTATGAGTTTCGCAGACGCCAGCAGATGCTGGGGTATGCGTCGCTGGCAGAGGTTCCGGCGGAACAGCTGGACGGCAAAAGTGAGCGCATTCAGCACTATTTCAACGCGGTTTACTGCTGGGCACGCGCCATGCTCAACGAACGTTACCAGGACTATGACGCCACGGCGTCCGGTGTGAAGCGGGGCGAGGAACTGGCGGAAGCAAGCGGTGATTTGTGGCGTGACGCCCGCTGGGCCATCAGCCGGGTGCAGGATGCGCCGCACTGCACAGTGGAGCTTATCTGATGAAAGTGCGTGCGCATCAGTATGACACGGTGGACGCGCTTTGCTGGCGTCATTACGGGCGCACGCAGGGTGTCACGGAGCAGGTACTGAAGGCAAATCCGGGGCTTGCCGAATACGGCCCCTTTTTACCTCACGGGCTGCAGGTGGAGTTGCCGGACATTCCGACCACCACCACCGTGCAGACCGTCCAGCTATGGGACTGAATTATGACGCTTGAGCGAATCAGCGCCTTTATCACGTACTGCATCGCCGTTGTGCTGGCCTGGCTGGGCGATTTGTCCATCAAGGATGCCTCAACGCTGGGCGGCCTGATGATTGGTGTGCTGATGCTGGCTATCAACTGGTACTACAAACACAAAGCCTACCAGCTTCTGCGCGACGGGCAGATCTCGCGGGAGGACTATGAATCCATCAATCGTTAAACGCTGCCTTGTCGGGACCGTGCTGGCTATTGCTGCCACGCTGCCGGGTTTTCAGCAGCTTCACACCTCCGTGGAGGGGCTGAAACTGATTGCTGATTACGAAGGCTGTCGTCTGCAGCCGTATCAGTGCAGTGCGGGTGTCTGGACCGACGGCATTGGTAATACATCGGGCGTCATCCCGGGCAAAACCATTACGGAACGACAGGCAGCGGAAGGGCTGATCTCCAACGTGCTACGTGTGGAGCGGGCGCTGGAAAGGTGTGTGAAGCAACAGCCGCCGCAGAAGGTATATGACGCTACGGTGTCGTTTGCCTTCAACGTGGGAACGGGCAGTGCCTGCAGTTCCACACTGGTGAAATTACTTAATCAGCGGCGCTGGGAGGATGCATGCCGACAGTTGCCGCGCTGGGTTTATGTAAAAGGTGTGTTTAATCAGGGGCTGGATAACCGCCGTGCGCGGGAGATGGCCTGGTGCTTACAGGGAGCAAACTGAAATGAAAAAGAAATTAATCAGCGGGCTGTTTCTGATGTTATGGATGGCGCTGTTAATCGAAGCAATGGTGTATCCGCAGGGGATTTTTCCGGTACTGTCAGCGTCCGGCGTTTGGGTAGCCTGTTTGCTGACATGGGCGGTAATTCCGGTAGCACTGGCTGCGTTAATTAAGAATGGCCCGCTCTGGCAGGAGTTGAGGGCATCTTTGCTGAAGACAATTACCCGAAAAGAAAACGTATTTATCAGCTGGGTGATGCGATTGCTGATTGTCGTAAGTCTCGCCTGGACGGGGTGGGTTATTACCCTGGTCTTTTATCTGCTGACCGTTATTGCCTTCTGGATGACCCGTAATCAGATGGCGCAACAGGTATCAGCATGAACCGGTTGCTGCTGGTTGTGCTGGCGTTATTACTGGCGGCGCTGGGCTGGCAGACGTGGCGGCTGGCTGATGCCAGCCAGACCATCAGCACGCAGGCAGACGAGCTGCAGAGCAAAAGCCAGGCACTGGCAAAGAGCAACAGCCAGCTTATCAGCCTGTCCATTCTGACTGAAACCAATAACCGGGAGCAGGCGCGGCTCTATGCCGAAGCAGAACAGACCAGCGCGCTGCTGAGACAACGACAACACCGGATCGAGGAACTGAAACGTGAGAACGAGGATTTACGCCGCTGGGCTGATACTCCTTTGCCTGCTGACATTATCCGGCTGCGGGAACGTCCGGCACTCACCGGAGGTACGGCTTACCGTCAGTGGTTGTCCGCGAGTGACGCCGTGTCGGCTGGATCAGGCAACGCCGCGCACTAATGGTGATCTGAACGCGTTGCTGGATGAAACGGAGACTGCCTGGGCGGTCTGTGCAGACAAAGTGGACATGATTATTGCGTGTCAGGAGCGAAACAGTGAACAAACCACAATCCCTGCGCCACGCCCTCAATAAAGCGGTGCCTTATGTCCGCAATAACCCGGACAAACTGCATCTGTTTGTGGATAACGGTTCGCTGGTTGCCACGGGGGCCAGCTCCATGTCGTGGGAGTACCGTTACACCCTGAACGCGGTGATTGAGGATTTCAGCGGCGACCAGAATCTGCTGATGGCCCCGGTTTTGCTGTGGCTGAGGGATAACCAGCCCGATGCCATCAATAACCCGGCGTTACGGGAAAAACTATTCACCTTTGAGGTGGATATTCTGCGCAACGATGTCTGTGATATCAGCCTGAACCTGCAACTGACGGAGCGTGTGCTGGTCAGCACTGACGGCAGTGTGTCGAGTGTTGAAGCTGTAGCGGAACCTGATGAACCTGAAGAAATGTGGACGGTGAAACGTGGCTGAACTGCAGAAAGTGGACGACTGGCTGAGTGCCTTGCTGGCGAATCTGGAGCCAGCCGCCAGAAGCCGCATGATGCGCCAGCTGGCGCAGGAACTGCGCCGGACACAGCAGCAGAACATCAAGATGCAGCGCAACCCTGACGGCAGCAGCTATGAACCGCGACGGGTAACAGCACGCAGTAAAAAAGGCCGCATCAAACGGCAGATGTTTACAAAACTTCGCACCACAAAATACCTGAAAACTGCCGCCAGCGCCGACTCTGCCAGCGTGCAGTTTGAAGGTAAGGTGCAGCGCATTGCCCGTGTTCACCATTACGGCTTGCGCGATCGCGTCAGTAGCAAAGGACCTGAGGTCCGTTACGCAGAACGCCGCCTTCTGGGTGTAAATGATGATGTTGAGGCAATGACCCGCGACATGATTCTGCAATGGCTGGCGGGGTGATCTTTGTATCAGCACTGATACAAGTTGCAGCACTGCCGCCTTTCTTCCCCTGATGGCAACCTTTCCCTATGAACGCACAATTAACCGAAATCATGCGCCTTATCACCAACCTGATCCGCACAGGTGTAGTCACCGAAGTGGACAGGGCAAACTGGCTGTGTCGGGTGAAAACTGGCGACCTCGAAACCAACTGGATTAACTGGCTGACACTGCGCGCGGGCAAATCGCGCACCTGGTGGAAACCGTCTGTGGGTGAGCAGGTTGTGCTGTTCAGCCTTGGCGGCAATCTGGAAACCTCGTTTGCCCTGCCTGCGGTCTACTCAAACCAGTTTCCGCCACCTTCAGGCTCTGAGGACGGCAACGTGACGGAATACCCGGACGGCGGCTGGTTTGAATACGAACCCGCCACCGGGCGCTGGTATGTCAGGGGCATCAAATCAATGGTCATTGAGGCCGCTGACAACATCACCATGAAAACCAGTGAGTTTGTACTGGAGGCTGACCGCACGCGCATTAACAGCGAAGTGGTGATCAATGGTGGCGTTACCCAGGGCGGCGGAGCGATGAGTTCTAACGGGATCGTGGTTGATGCGCATCAGCATACTGGCGTCCTGAAAGGCGGCGATACAACCGGAGGTCCGGTATGACGCTTTATATCGGGATGAACAATACCAGCGGTAAAGCCATTACTGATATTGACCATCTGCGTCAGTCGGTGCGGGACATTCTACTGACACCGCAGGGTAGCCGCATTGCCCGTCGTGAATATGGTTCCCTGCTGTCGACACTGATAGACCAGCCACAAAATCCGGCATTACGCCTGCAGGTCATGTCGGCAGTGTATGTGGCGCTGAGTCGCTGGGAGCCACGGCTGACGCTGGATTCCATCACCATTAAAAGCAATTTTGACGGTTCAATGGTGGTGGGGCTGACCGGGCGGCGTAATAACGGTGTGCCTGTTTCCCTTTCCGTATCAACAGGAGCAGAGAATGGCAGTGATTGACCTTTCGCAGTTGCCTGCGCCGCAGATTGTCGATGTGCCGGACTTTGAGACGCTGCTTGCCGAACGCAAGGCCGAATTTGTTGCGCTTCATCCGAAAGATGAGCAGGAAGCCGTGATCCGCACGCTGGAACTGGAATCTGAACCCGTCACCAAATTGCTGCAGGAGAACGCTTACCGTGAGTTGCTTCTGCGCCAGCGCATTAACGAAGCCGCGCAGGCTGTGATGGTGGCTTACGCGATGGGCGGCGATCTTGACCAGCTCGCTGCCAACTACAACGTGAAACGCCTGACGGTGACGCCTGCTGATAATGACGCTGTGCCACCCGTTGCGGCTGTGATGGAAAGCGATGAAGCGTTACGCCTGCGTGTGCCCGCAGCCTTTGAAGGGCTTTCTGTTGCGGGGCCAACTGCCGCTTATGAATTTCATGCCCGAAGCGCCGACGGTCGGGTGGCGGATGCCAGTGCAACCAGTCCGGCACCTGCAGAGGTGGTACTGACTGTCCTGAGTCGTGAAGGCGACGGAACAGCAGAAAAAGACTTGCTGGATGTGGTGGAGAAAGCCCTGAACAGTGAGAACGTCCGCCCGGTGGCTGACCGTCTTACGGTTCGCAGCGCAGAAATCATTCCGTATCGCGTGGAAGCCACCATTTTTCTCTATCCGGGACCGGAAGCAGAGCCGGTAATGGCAGCGGCAAAAGCCAGTCTGCAGAAGTACATTGCCAGCCAGACGAGGCTTGGTCGGGATATTCGCCGTAGCGCCATCTTTGCTGCTCTGCATGTTGAGGGTGTTCAACGTGTGGAACTGGCTTCTCCGCTGGCGGATGTGGTCCTGAACAAAACACAGGCGGCATCATGTACGCAGTGGAGCGTAACCAACGGAGGAACGGATGAATAGTCTGCTGCCACCGGGTTCAACTTCACTGGAGCGCCGACTGGCGCAAACCTGTAGCGGGATTTCTGATTTGCAGGTGCCGCTGCGTGACTTGTGGAATCCGGCTACCTGTCCGGTCAGTTTCCTGCCTTATCTCGCCTGGGCGTTCTCTGTGGATCGCTGGGACGAGGGCTGGACAGAAAGCGTCAAGCGCCAGGTGGTGAAGGATGCTTTTTATATTCATCAGCATAAAGGGACCACCAGTGCCGTGCGGCGGGTGGTGGAGCCGTTCGGCTTTCTGATCCGCATTATTGAGTGGTGGCAGACCGGAGAGGCACCGGGCACGTTTCGTCTGGATATCGGCGTGCAGGACCAGGGCATCACTGAAGATACCTATCTGGAACTTGAGCGACTGATAAGCGATGCCAAACCATGTAGCCGTCACATGAGCGGCATGTCCATCAACCTGCAGACCAGCGGCCCGCATTGGGTGGGAGCCGCCAGCTATCTTGGCGAAGAAATCACGATCTATCCGTATATCAACGAAACAATTATTTCCGGCGGCACCGCGCATGAAGGCGGGGCGGTCCATGTTATTGACACAATGAGAGTGAATCCATGAGCACAAAATTTTATACCCTGCTGACGGATATTGGCGCGGCGAAACTTGCCAGCGCCGCCGCGCTTGGTGTGCCGCTAAAAATTACCCATATGGCGGTGGGCGATGGCGGCGGAGCATTGCCGACGCCGGACGCAAAGCAGACTGCACTGGTAAATGAGAAACGCCGGGCTGCACTGAATATGCTCTATATCGACCCGCAGAACAGCAGCCAGATTATTGCTGAACAGGTGATCCCTGAAAACGAGGGCGGTTGGTGGATACGTGAAGTGGGCCTGTTTGATGAGTCAGGGGCATTGATTGCCGTGGGGAACTGCCCGGAAAGCTATAAACCGCAACTGGCTGAAGGCAGCGGGCGCACCCAGACCGTGCGCATGGTGCTGATTACCAGCAGTACGGACAATATCACCCTGAAAATCGACCCTGCTGTAGTACTGGCAACTCGCAAGTATGTGGATGACAAAATATCAGAGCACGAACAGTCACGACGTCACCCGGACGCCTCGCTGACCGCAAAAGGTTTTACTCAGTTAAGCAGTGCGACCAACAGTGAATCCGAAATACTGGCCGCAACACCGAAGGCTGTGAAGGCTGCATATGATCTTGCAGCAGGTAAAGCATCCGCCAGTCACACACACCCGTGGAATCAGATAACAGGTGTACCTGCAGCCTCGCTGACGGTAAAAGGCACTGTGCAACTCAGCAGCGCCACTAACAGCACATCAGAAACGCAGGCCGCCACTCCAAAGGCAGTGAAGGCGGCATATGACCTTGCAGCAGGTAAGGCACCTGTCAGTCACACACACCCGTGGAATCAGATAACGGATGTGCCTGTAGCTTCACTGACGGTAAAAGGCACCGTGCAACTCAGCAGTGCCACTAACAGCACGTCAGAAACGCAGGCTGCCACACCAAAGGCAGTGAAGGCGGCATATGACCTTGCAGCAGGTAAGGCACCTGTCAGTCACACGCACCCGTGGAGCCAGATAACGGATGTGCCTGCAGCTTCACTGACGGTAAAAGGCACCGTGCAACTCAGCAGCGCCACTAACAGCACGTCAGAAACGCAGGCTGCCACACCAAAAGCCGTGAAGGCTGTATATGACCTTGCCAATGGAAAACAACCTGCCGACGCCACACTGACCGCACTGGCAGGCCTTGCCACTGCGGCAGACAAACTACCGTATTTTACGGGGAATGATACAGCCAGCTTGACAACACTGACTAATGTTGGACGGGATATTCTGGCTAAAACAAGCACACAGGAGGTTATTCAGTATATTGGTTGCCCGGCATCTCCTACTGGTTGGTTAAAAACAGGTAATAACGGTGAGTCAATAACGACAGCTCAGTTAGTTACTTTGTTGCAAAATAATGGGGCATTCAATACGAAAGCATGGTTCGCTCGTTGTGCATGGTCGTATGCAACTAGTGCATCCATACCAGACAGTGAAACTGGTTGTGGCATTATTCCACTGACGGGTGCTGTGATAGAAGTATTCAGCAATAATACCGACAATTACACTATTCGAATAACAACAGCCACGACGACAAGTGTCTCTGGTGCACTCACTAATGCGGAGTTTATCTATGTGTTTAACGTGTCTGGCAGCACAAGTTATTCACCTGGATGGCGCAGAGCGTATAACACTAAAAATAAACCTACTACTACTGACCTTGGCTTGAGCGATGAAAGTGGATACGTTGGGCGCCTGATAAGCACTAGGGTTTTCACGTCATCAGGTACGTACATCCCGACGCCAGGAACAAAACGGCTCAGGGTCACAATAACGGGCGGCGGTGGCGGAGGGGGCGGCTGCAAGGCTACATCCAATAATGAAACGTTTTTCGGTGCTGGCGGTGGGGCCGGTGGAACAATAATTTCAATAATGACCCCGACACAGAATAGTTATCCAGTCACTATCGGCGCAGGTGGGGCCGGTGGTGTTAGTGCGACGAACGGCACCAGGGGCGGGAATAGCGTATTCGCATCGTTAATTGCTCCTGGTGGCGCAGGCGGCGGGAAAGTGGGTGTTACAAACACAAACGGCGGTAACGGAGGTGTGCCGAGTACTGGCGATATCCGCATCACTGGTGGAGATGGAGGCGACGGTCAGTCCGGAAATATCAGCGTCAGCGGTGAAGGCGGAACATCGCACTGGGGCGGCGGTGGACGCGCAGGCGCTGGCGGTGGTGTTAGTGGTAAGGCATATGGTTCAGGCGGAGGTGGTGCATACGATGCCGGTTATAGCGGAACCAGTATGACGGGCGGGAAAGGCGCTGCAGGGATTTGTATTATCGAGGAGTTTGCATAATGAATGCGTCATATGCAGTTATTGAAAATGGGATGGTTGTGAATGTCATTGTCTGGGATGGCGAGGCTGAATTCACAGTGCCGGATAATCAGCAGCTCATTGATATTTCTGATATCAGTGAGCATCCCGGAATTGGCTGGGGGTATTCAGACGGGGTATTTACTGCGCCGCTCCCTCCGGAACGTTCTCATAATGAACTGGTAGCTGACGCTGAACAGAAAAAACAGTCGCTGATAGACGCAGCAATGGCCAATATCAGCGTGATTCAGTTAAAGCTGCAGGCCGGGCGCAAACTGACGCAAGAAGAAACTACCCGACTTAACGTTGTGCTGGATTATATCGAGGCTGTGACGGCAACAGATACCAGCACCGCACCTGATATCATTTGGCCTGTTTTCCCTGCAAGCAGATAAATACCGTCATTTTGTGTGAATAACGGTACAACTGCGCTTAGCTGCTTGTCAGACACAATCACTTCAACATAGGGCGAAGCCTAATCCAATCAGGAGGTTCGCCACTATGGCTCAGGATTACCACCACGGAGTGCGCGTTGTTGAAGTCAACGAAGGCACTCGATCCATTACTACGGTGAGCACCGCCATCGTGGGCATGGTCTGCACGGGCGATGATGCCGATGCAAAAATGTTCCCTCTTAATAAACCCGTGCTGATCACTGATGTGCTTACTGCCAGCGGTAAAGCGGGTGAGTCAGGTACGCTGGCCCGTTCGCTGGATGCCATCGCTGACCAGGCAAAACCCGTGACCGTTGTTGTGCGTGTGCCGCAGGGTGAAACGGAAGAAGAAACCACGACCAATATCATCGGCGCAGTGACTGCTGAAGGTAAAAAAACTGGTATGAAAGCCCTGTTATCTGCCCAGTCACAGCTCGGTGTTAAACCGCGCATTCTCGGCGTGCCGGGGCACGATAACAAAGCCGTTGCTACTGAGTTGCTGGGCGTGGCGCAAAGCCTGCGTGGGTTTGCTTACCTGTCAGCGTATGGTTGCAAGACGGTGCAGGAAGCAATCACTTACCGTAAAAACTTCAGCCAGCGTGAAGGGATGCTGATCTGGCCCGACTTTACTGGCTGGGACACGGTGCTGAATGCCGACGCAACGGCATATGCCACCGCCCGTGCGCTTGGTCTGCGTGCCAAAATTGATGAGCAAACCGGGTGGCACAAAAGCCTGTCCAACGTGGGCGTGAACGGTGTCACCGGAATTTCTGCAGATGTGTTCTGGGATCTGCAGGACCCGGCAACCGATGCAGGTCTGCTTAACCAGAACGACGTTACCACGCTTATCCGCAAAGACGGTTTCCGCTTCTGGGGTTCCCGCTGCCTGAGTGATGACCCACTCTTTGCCTTCGAAAACTACACCCGCACGGCGCAGGTGCTGATGGACACGATGGCAGAAGCGCCAATGTGGGCGGTCGACAAACCGCTGAATCCGTCGCTGGCCCGCGACATTATCGAAGGTATCCGCGCCAAAATGCGCAGCCTGATCAGTCAGGGCTATCTCATTGGTGGCGATTGCTGGCTGGATGAGTCGGTGAACGATAAAGACACTCTGAAAGCTGGAAAACTCACCATCGACTACGACTACACACCAGTGCCGCCACTTGAAAACCTGATGCTGCGTCAGCGCATCACCGATCAGTACCTGGTGAATTTCTCCAGCCAGGTCAGCGCGTAAGGGGACAACATGGCTTTACCACGCAAATTAAAACACCTGAACCTGTTTAACGACGGGAACAACTGGCAGGGGATCGTTGAGTCGCTGACGCTGCCGAAATTCACCCGCAAATATGAGAAGTATCGCGGTGGCGGAATGCCGGGTGCAGTGGATGTGGATCTGGGGCTGGATGATAGTGCGCTGGACACAGAATTTTCCATTGGTGGTACCGAACTGCTGCTGTTTAAGCAGATGGGCAAATCCACGGTGGATGGCATCCAGTTGCGCTTTACCGGCTCTATCCAGCGTGACGATACCGGGGAAGTGCAGGCCGTGGAGCTTGTGGTGCGTGGACGTCACAAAGAAGTGGATTCCGGTGAGTGGAAGACGGGCGAAAGCAACACCACCAAAGTGACCAGTACCAACAGCTACGCGAAGCTGACCATCAATGGTGAGGTGCTCTATGAAGTGGACCTTATCAACATGGTGGAAATTGTGGACGGTGTGGACCTGATGGAAGCGCACCGCAACGCCCTCGGCCTCTGATGTATCTGAACGGCGCGGGATTCCGCGCCAGAACCCAATTTACAGGACAACAAAATGAGCGATAAGCAGACTGAAAAGACCATTCAACTGGATACCCCTATCAAGCGCGGTAAAACAGAAATTACCGAAATTGTGCTGCGTAAACCGCAGTCCGGTGCGCTGCGCGGTACACGCCTGCAGGCCATTATGGATATGGATGTGAACGCGATGATGACCGTGATCCCCCGCATCTCCAGTCCGGCACTGACTGCACAGGAAATTGCAGAGATGGACCCGGCAGATCTCACTGCCATGTCGGTTGAGGTTGTCACTTTTTTGTTGAAGAAGTCGGTGCTTGCCGGTTTACCGACAGCCTGACGGTTGACGATCTGGTGGCTGATATCGCCACCATCTTTCACTGGCCGCCATCCGTTACTGACGTTATGCCGCTGACCGAAGTGCTGGAATGGCGGTATAAAGCGATTCAGAGAAGCGGGGCCAACGATGAGTGATAATAACCTGCGCCTGCAGGTCATTCTTAATGCGGTTGACAAACTCACCCGCCCATTCCGTGCTGCACAGGCCAGTTCGAAAGAGCTGGCTGGCGCAATCAGAAACTCCCGTGACGCATTAAAGCAACTCAATCAGGCGGGTAACAGCCTGGAAAAATTTCGCAAGCTGCAGGCCGATAACAAGAAGTTAGGCGACAGGCTGAACTATGCCAGACAGAAGGCTAAATTGCTTAGCTCTGAGCTGGAGGCGATGGAACAACCATCACAACGGCACCTTGTGGCTTTAGGTCGGCAAACGCTGGCAGTCCAACGCCTGGAAGAACAACAAAAATATTTGCAGAAGCAAACGGCGCTTGTGCGTGCAGAACTGTACCGGGCGGGAATTTCTGCGAAAGATGATGCGGGAGCAACTGCCCGTTTAGCCCGTGAAACATCCCGTTATAACCAGGAATTGTCGAAACAGGAGGCGCGGCTGAAGCGACTGGGGGAAGCTCAGCGCAGGATGAATGCGGCGCGTGCCAGTTATGCCCGTTCGCTGGAGGTACGTGATCGTATTGCAGGTGCCGGAGCCACCACCACGGCGGCAGGGCTGGCAATGGGCGCGCCAGTGATGGCGGCAGTAAAAAGCTATACCAGCATGGAAGATGCCATGAAAGGTGTGGCAAAGCAGGTCAGTGGTCTGCGTGACGATAATGGCAACCGCACCGCGCGTTTTTACGAAATGCAGGGTGCCATCAAGGCTGCCAGCGAACAGTTGCCGATGGAAAACGGTGCTGTGGACTTCGCCGCACTGGTTGAAGGTGGGGCGCGCATGAACGTCGCAAACCCTGACGACAGCTGGGAAGACCAGAAGCGTGACCTGCTGGCCTTCGCCAGTACGGCAGCAAAGGCGGCAACAGCCTTTGAGCTGCCAGCGGATGAACTGTCAGAAAGTCTGGGGAAAATCGCCCAGCTCTACAAAATACCTACCCGCAATATTGAACAGCTCGGCGATGCGCTGAACTATCTGGATGATAACGCCATGTCGAAAGGGGCGGACATCATTGATGTGATGCAACGTCTGGGCGGGGTGGCTGACCGTCTGGATTATCGTAAAGCGGCGGCGCTGGGTTCCACCTTCCTGACACTGGGCGCTGCGCCGGAGGTTGCAGCCAGTGCAGCAAACGCGATGGTGCGAGAATTGTCTATTGCCACCATGCAGAGCAAGAGTTTCTTTGAAGGGATGAATCTGCTGAAACTCAATCCTGAAGTGATTGAAAAGCAGATGACGAAGGATGCGATGGGAACTATCCAGCGTGTGCTGGAGAAGGTAAACGCACTGCCGCAGGATAAGCGTCTGTCTGCCATGACCATGTTGTTTGGTAAAGAGTTTGGCGATGACGCGGCGAAACTGGCAAACAACCTTCCGGAACTGCAGCGCCAGCTAAAACTGACAGCGGGCAATGATGCGCTCGGTTCCATGCAGAAAGAATCCGACATCAACAAAGACTCACTTTCTGCTCAGTGGTTGCTGGTCAAAACCGGAGCGCAGAACACCTTCAGCAGCCTGGGCGAAACGCTGCGCCAGCCGCTGATGGATATTCTGTACACGGTGAAAAGCGTTACGGGAGCGTTGCGTCGCTGGGTGGAAGCTAACCCGGAACTGACGGGCACATTGATGAAAGTAGCCGCTGTTGTGGCTGCGGTTACCGTAGGCCTCGGCACCTTAGCGGTGGCGTTGGCTGCAGTGCTGGGGCCGCTGGCAGTCATCCGTCTGGGATTCTCTGTGCTGGGTATCAAAACGTTACCTTCCGTTACGGCAGCAGTAACCCGAACCAGCAACGCGTTGTTCTGGATGGCTGGCGCACCACTGGCACTGCTGCGACGCGGGCTTGCTTCATCGGGCAACGCCGCAGGTTTACTTACTGCGCCGTTGTCGTCTTTGCGCCGCACGGCATCACTGACGGGAAATGTCCTGAAAACTGTAGCAGGTGCGCCGGTTGCACTTTTGCGGTCTGGATTATCCGGTTTACGTGCTGTTGCTGTGATGTTTATGAATCCACTGGCAGCACTACGCGGTGGACTGGCTGCCGCAGGCGCGGTGCTGCGAGTACTGGCATCCGGTCCGCTGGCGATGCTGCGCGTTGCCCTGTATGCCATATCTGGTCTGTTAGGTGCTCTGCTCAGTCCGATAGGTCTTGTGGTTACTGCACTGGCGGGCGTGGCGCTGGTTGTCTGGAAATACTGGCAACCCATCACCGCATTTCTCGCTGGTGTGGTGGAAGGATTCAAAGCGGCGGCAGGTCCCATCAGTGCAGCATTCGAACCACTTAAGCCTGTGTTTCAGTGGATTGGCGACAAAGTGCAGGCGTTGTGGGGCTGGTTTACTGATCTGCTGACGCCCGTTAAGTCGACCTCTGCCGAACTGCAGAGCGCAGCGGCAATGGGGCGACGATTCGGGGAGGCACTGGCGGAAGGGCTGAATATGGTCATGCATCCGCTGGACTCCCTGAAATCCGGCGTTTCCTGGTTGCTGGAGAAACTCGGCATTGTCAGTAAAGAGGCTGCAAAGGCGAAACTGCCGGAAAGAGTGACGCGTCAGCAACCTGCGACGGTGAATGCAGACGGTAAAGTGATGATGCCATCGGGTGGTTTTCCGTCATGGGGATATGGCTTTGCGGGGATGTATGACAGCGGCGGCTATATCCCGCGCGGGCAGTTTGGCATCGTCGGTGAAAACGGGCCGGAAATTGTTAACGGCCCGGCAAATGTGACCAGCCGGAGAAATACAGCTGCACTGGCTGCCGTTGTTGCCGGAATGATGGGCGTTGCTGCCGCGCCTGCAGAGCTTCCACCGTTGCATCCTTTGGCACTTCCCGCGAAAGGCGGCGAAGCGATGGTGAGTCGTGCAGCCACTGTACCGCCCGTTCACCGGATTGAGGCACCGACGCAGATCATCATCCAGACGCAGCCAGGACAAAGTGCGCAGGATATTGCGCGGGAGGTGGCCCGCCAGCTTGATGAACGTGAACGCAGGCTGAAGGCAAAAGCCAGGAGTAACTACAGCGATCAGGGGGGATACGACGCATGATGATGGTGCTGGGATTGTACGTGTTTATGCTGCGCACCGTGCCGTATCAGGAGCTGCAGTATCAACGCAGCTGGCGACATGCGGCAAACAGCCGGGTAAACCGACGTCCGTCCACGCAGTTTCTGGGACCGGACAACGACATGCTGACGCTTTCTGGTGTTCTTATGCCGGAGATAACAGGTGGCAGGCTGTCGTTGCTGGCACTGGAGCAGATGGCAGAACAGGGGAAAGCATGGCCCCTGATTGAAGGCAGCGGCACGATTTATGGCATGTATGTGATTGAGGGACTGAATCAGACTAAAACGGAGTTTTTCCGCGACGGTATGCCGCGCCGGATTGAGTTCACCCTGTCGCTCAAACGGGTGGATGAATCCCTGTCCGATATGTTCGGTGATCTCAGTGCGCAACTGAATAATCTGCAGGAAACGGCAACATCTGCCTTAAGCGATATCAGTAAAACGGTGGGAGGGCTGCTGTCGTGAATTTCAGCTCAGAACTGCTTAACAAAGGCAACAAAACTCCCGCATTCAGCATCAGTATTGAGGGCAGGGATATCACCACTGTGCTGGATAACCGCCTGATGAGTTTGACGCTGACGGATAACCGGGGCTTTGAAGCGGACCAGCTTGATCTGGAGTTGGATGACGCTGACGGAAAAATCGTGCTGCCGCGCCGTGGTGCGGTCATTACGCTGGCGCTGGGCTGGAAGGGGCAGCCGCTTTTCCCGAAAGGGGCATTCACAGTGGACGAGATTGAACACACTGGCGCACCGGACCGCCTGACTATCCGGGCGCGAAGTGCTGATTTTCGGGAAACGCTGAATACCCGCCGTGAAAAATCGTGGCACAAGACCACCATTGGGGAAGTGGTGAAGGAGATAGCCGCGCGGCACAAGCTGAAGATGGTACTGGGTAAAGACCTGTCGGATAAGCTCGTGGAGCATATAGACCAGACTAATGAGAGTGACGGTAGTTTTCTGATGCGGCTGGCGCGCCAGTACGGTGCTATTGCGTCGGTGAAAAATGGCAATCTGTTATTCATCCGGCAGGGACAGGGCAAAAGTGCCAGCGGTAAACCACTGCCGGTGATCACTATCACACGTAAGGACGGCGACAGTCACCGCTTTACCCTGGCAGATCGCGGAGCCTATACGGGCATAATTGCCAGCTGGTTGCATACCCGCGAACCCGCGAAGAAAGAAAGCACCACGGTGAAGCGTAAGCGCAGGACTAAGAAGCAGAAGAAAGAGCCGGAAGCGAAGCAGGGCGATTACCTGGTGGGTACGGATGAAAACGTGCTGGTACTTAATCGCACCTATGCTAATCGGAGTAACGCCGAACGGGCAGCGAAAATGCAGTGGGAACGCCTGCAACGCGGCGTTGCGTCATTCTCGCTACAACTGGCGGAAGGGCGGGCAGATCTCTACACGGAAATGCCAGTGAAAGTCAGTGGCTTTAAACAGCCGATAGATGATGCGGAATGGACCATTACGACTCTGACGCATACCGTCAGCCCGGATAACGGTTTTACGACCAGTCTGGAGCTTGAAGTGAGGATTGATGATTTCGAAATGGAATGATTCTTCGCAATGGAGAACTTTTAAGTTTGAAAAATAGAATAATGCGGTATCATTATTGTGAATTTAGCAAAAATGGGGAGAGCTCGAAAAATGATGATTTGCCCACTGTGTGGAAGTGCCGCCCATACTCGCAGCAGTTTTCAGGTATCTTCATTGACCAAAGAGCGTTACAACCAGTGCCAGAACATTAACTGCAGCCATACTTTTGTTACCCATGAAACTTTTGTTCGTTCGATTGCAACGCCAAAAGAGTCAAATCCGGTTCAGCCGCATCCAATGAAATCAGGACAGGTGGCGCTCTCTCTTTGACGCTGCCGCCATTTTGTCGCCATCGTTAAAAAACAGTGTTTCTAACATCATGATTTTAAATAGCTTAAATTTCAGGCAACAAAAAACCCATCAACCTTGAACCGAAATGGCGGGGTTGATGGGCTCCACAAAATGGGGACATCAAAGAAAAGCAGTGGCACTAATTAAGACTGATGCCCTGCGGAAAAGTTCTGCGGTTGTGCAAAAAAATTTCATTTTCAGGGCAACTTCAGTTTTATCCTAATCCTGGCCATACCATGACGATGATTGTCCCTGCCAGCGTCAGCAGGACGTTGGCGATTGCGTAGGTGCCCGCATAGCCCAGCGCAGGGATGTTACTGCGAGCTGTATCACTGATGATCTCCATTGCCGGCGCGCAGGTGCGTGCGCCCATCATTGCGCCGAACAACAGTGCGCGGTTCATTCGCAATACATAAGCACCGAACAAGAAACAGATAACCACGGGCACAAGACTGACAATTAATCCGGCAATCAACATCTGACCGCCAATCGCGCCCAGGCCGTTATTAATACCGCTACCGGCGCTCAGACCAACGCCTGCCATAAACACCATCAAGCCGAACTCTTTCACCATGCTTAATGCACCTTGCGGAATGTAACCGAAGGTCGGGTGGTTAGCACGCATAAAGCCCAGCATAATTCCGGCGAATAACAACCCGGCAGCGTTCCCCATGCCGAAACTGAATGTGCTGAACTGGAAGGTGATCATCCCGATCATCAGCCCAATAACAAAGAAGGCGCAGAATGCCAGCAGGTCAGTGACCTGGCTGTGAATCGAGATAAAGCCGATGCGATCGGCGATGGTTTTTACGCGGCGGGCATCGCCGCTGACTTGTAAAACGTCACCTTTGTTAAGCACGACGTTGTCATCTATCGGCATCTCAATCTGGCTACGAATGACGCGGTTAAGGAAGCAACCGTGATCGGTCAACTTCAGTTGTGCGAGACGTTTACCTACAGCGTTATGGTTTTTAACGACCACTTCTTCAGTGACGATACGCATGTCGAGAAGGTCACGATCGAAAACTTCTTTACCGTTACGGAAGCTGGGATCGAGTCGGGCATGGGCGTCGGGATAGCCTACCAACGCTATTTCATCGCCCATTTGTAGCACGGCATCACCGTCTGGATTTGCCAGAATCCCGTTACGTCGAATACGTTCAATGTAGCAGCCGGTTTGTCGATAAATACCCAGTTCACGCAGATTTTTGCCGTCGGTCCAGGCCACCAGTTCCGGGCCGACGCGATAGGCGCGGATCACCGGTAAATAAACCTTACGGTTGGCATCAGTGTCCAGGCCACGTTCGCGGGCGATTTGCTGGGCGCTGGTCTGTAAGTCCTGATGCTGCAATTTCGGCAAGTAACGCGCACCAACAATCAAACTCACCAGACCGATTAAATAGGTTAAGGCATACCCGAGGCTCAGATTATCCAGTGCCAGTGAGAGCTGCCTGCTTTCCATGCCGGAATGACGCAGTGTATCGCCAGCACCGACCAGAACCGGTGTCGACGTCATAGAGCCTGCTAACATACCGGCCGTCAGGCCAATATCCCAGCCAAACAGCTTACCTAACCCTAAGGCGATCACCAGCGCACTGCCAACCATCACCAGTGCTAACATTAGGTAATTTTTCCCATCGCGAAAAAAAATGGAAAAAAAGTTCGGTCCGGCTTCGACCCCGACGCAGAAAATAAACAGCATAAAGCCAAGATTAAGCGCATCGGTGTTAATGCTGAAATGTTGTTGGCCTAATAACAGCGATACGACTAAAACGCCAATGGAATTACCCAGTTGGATCGAACCAAGTCGTAACTTTCCGAGACATAGCCCAAGCGCGAGGACCACAAATAATAACAGAATGTAATTCCCATTTAACAATTCGGCGACGTTTATATTCACGGAGGCTAACTTCTTGTTTACTAGTAAGCTGTTGAAAGAAATGGTAATTTACGATAATGTTTTTTACCAGAATTCAGGGCGCAGATTCATTCAGCGCACCTAAACGATAGTAAAGTAACAATATATTTTACTAGTGTAATCACATTAGGTATCAACGGCTATATGAATTGCGTTGGCCTATATTAGCATGGAATGCGAAGCGGCTTTATCTTACTGAACGCCACACTGGCGAAAAATGTGTTCGATAGACGCAGTGTCAGGAGGAACGAGTGAAACATAAACAACGTTGGGCGGGGGCAATCTGCTGTTTTGTCCTCTTCATTGTGGTGTGCCTTTTTCTGGCGACGCACATGAAAGGCGCTTTTCGGGCTGCCGGGCATCCTGAAATCGGCTTGCTATTTTTCATTCTTCCTGGAGCAGTCGCCAGCTTCTTTTCACAGCGTAGAGAAGTCCTGAAACCTCTGTTTGGCGCAATGCTGGCGGCACCCTGTTCGATGCTCATTATGCGGCTGTTTTTTTCACCGACGCGCTCATTCTGGCAAGAGCTGGCATGGTTACTAAGCGCGGTGTTCTGGTGTGCGCTGGGGGCACTGTGTTTCTTATTTATCAGTAGTTTGTTTAAACCACAGCACAGAAAAAATCAGTAAAGCCCTCAACGCGAGGGCTTGTCAGACGATCAGGCGTCCAGATTTTCTTTCACCCATGCAGCAAAATCGGTATAGCCGCCGATATGTTGCTGATCGACAAAAATCTGCGGCACGGTTTCTACGGGTTTACCTGCCTTTTGTTGTAGATCTTCTTTAGTGATCCCTTCCGCACGAATATCTACATACTGATACTGAAAATCATCGCGTTCATTGCTCAATTTCTCAGCCAGATCTTTTGCACGCACACAGTAAGGGCAACCCGAACGACCAAAAATAACGGTTTGCAT